GTTGTTTTTAAACTTTCCTTTTGTCTTGATGTCAATCCATCATATAAAGAAGATATAGAACTTAAATCTGCAGCTTGTGCTGAAATAGTTTTTTTAACATCTAATTCGGCTTCTTTAGTACCTAAAGCTGCTTTTAATCTCTTTTCTTGAAACTTTAATATCTTAGCAAGAGTAGCTTCGTTTTGTTGTAGTAATTTTTGTTCTTGCTCTGTTAACTCAGTTTCCTTTTCCTCTAAGGCAGTAATTTGTTGGCGTAATAGTAAAATACGCTCACTAATCTTTAAATTTTGTGAATTATCTGCCATCTAACGATTTATTAAAAGTCTTTCAGTATTTTTTTTAATTCCTCACGGTCAGTTTCAATGGCCTTCATCAACTTTAATGCTTCAGGTGGAAGTTTAGCCTTTTCTGCTTTTTTGATAATTTGATTTGCTGTGTTTCTCTCTAATCCTTTAAAGAAAGCATTAACAAACTTATCAGCTGCAGAAAATAATCCTTCGTTTGTTTTTTCTTTTGACATGGGTATGTTTCCTTTATATAGTTTTATACATCTATAAATATAAGATACAAAAAAAGTGAGGATTATCGCTTAACCCTCACTTTTGATTGTTGTTGTATTTTTTTATGCTCGTCAGCTTCTTTCTTCTTCAAATCAACCAACTTCTTAAAGTAGAACTTTCTCCATTGGATTGGCATGAAGTAAACATCTCGCCAAGTAAATCCATTACCGAAGTTAACCAACTCCCAAATTTGATTGTGAAGCTGAAGTGAATAATCACTCGGAAGGGTAAAAAAACGATATCCCAAACGGGATATCCAAGGCCTCCTCCTCCCCGGTCAGTTCTGAAGTAAAGTTGAATGTCAAATCCATATCAGGACTGATTTCTTTTACGAACTTTCTAAATGATTTAGTATCTAATGCTAAGAACCCATTTTGTACCCATTTAGTAATGAAACCTCTATCTTCGTTACCATCTACCGATTGAATCATATATTTCAAACGAGTAGTTACATCGAATGAAGTATCACCTTTACCTTTGTATAATCTAGCTAATGCCTGATTCTCTTTGGTAATTTCAATCTCATCACCATGTGTTAACAATTTGAATTCTAATTCTTTACCACTTTTTGGAAGTGTGAATTTGTATCTATTATCACCATTTAAGATTTTCTCATCAAAATCTTTGGTTTTTACTTTAGATAAATCAATTGTTACCTGTTGGTTTTCTAATGTAAATGGGTCAGTTACCTCTACTTGATAATCTGCACCATATCCCATTACTCTGGTTGCCAATAAGATAGCGTTTTTATCACCAATGAAGATATCATTGATATCTACACCTGGCTCCACCACTACTGATTCGAATAGTTTATCTAAAACTACTCCTTTTTTGATTAGAGATTGAGAAGCAAGGATATCTTCTTCTCTTGCAGTCATATATTTGATTTCGATAGTCCCCTTTCTCAATGGGTGTCCTTCAGGATATACTAACCCCTTTGAAGGTAAATCGATAATTTCCGTTGGAAATTCAAATTTTGTATCGTTCATATTTAACCTTTATTTGTTGTATATATAAGTATATAGAAAGAAAAAAGTTGTAAAAAAAAAGGTTCTCACTAAGAGAACCTTTTTCAAATATAATAGTATTAAGTAATTTATTAGAATTCCAAAATAGCGTAATCGTATGAAAGAGTTAATTCGATATCAGCAACATCATTAGATGAGAAATCCAAATCATTAAAGTTAGCCGATGCGATAAATGCTCCTTTTAACTTCCATTGTTCGATTTTATCACCAACAGGTCCTAACATATAGAAATCGATATCTTTTTTGTAGAAATCAGCGTACCCTTTTCTACCAGTTAAAGATTCATATCCTAATCTTACCCATTCCATCACCTGTTGTGCACCTGAAGGTACAATTGGGTCATACAATGTGATATTGATATCCTGCCACTCACCTTTACCTTGCAATTTACGATAAGTGTTGATGTGGTCCAACTTCACAGTTTCGAAATTGATAGATGGTCTTGCTGCTGTTTTAATTAAGTATGATTGAATACCATCAATCTCCATAATAAAACGATTCTTCATCTTCGGTTCGAAGTTGGTGAAGAACATTTCGTTAAATTCTAATACTTCTGCCATTTTATATTTCCTCTTTTATACTAATAAATATTAGTTATTCACTTTTTTGTTTATGCTGAGAACGATGCTCCAGTTGGTAAGATGTTGAAATCAATTACAATGAATTCAGCGGTCTTAGCCGGTTGTAAGAAAATCTGTCCAGCAAGTATGTTTCTATCAACTACATCAGGTGTGTTGTTAGTCTCATCCATAACTACTTTAAATGCGTACAACCCTTGTCTTTGTTGGATACCCTCTAAATAAGGTTGTACAGTGTTGATGAATCTACCTCTTGTCTGAGCGGTGTTTTGTTCGAACACTAAGAAACGAGATGTAGATGCTACAAACTTCTTAACAGTGATTAACAATCTTCTCACATTGATTCTATCCAATGCTGATGCCTTATCTTGCAGAGTTTTCTGTCCGAATGCCACAATACCTTGTCCAGGGAATGAAGCGATTGGGTTAACTTTGTTTTCGTATAAAGTATCTCTTTCAGAGTGTGTTAATCTATTCAATACTGATGCTGCTCCTATGATACCACCTCTATTCAAACCAGCAGGTGCAAACCATTCAGCGGCGATAGCGTCATTTGCTGCGAATACAGCAGGCATCAATACTGAAGGTGGTACACTTACTAATTTGTTAGTATTAGTATCCACTGTCTTAACCCAAGGGTAGTAAGTTCCAACATAGTTAGAATCTACTGCGTTTGCCTGAGTTGTTACAGTTGAGATTGTATCATCAGCGTTCACAAAATCAGCGATGTAGAATGCATCTTGTCTAGCTTCCACAACATCAATTGCTTTAGTTACAACCGATGGGTGTAATGTTCTTACAACACCTGGTGTTACTAACATATTGATATCCCACTCATCAGCGTTTGAAATTGCGTTCAATCCTTTAGCGTATGATAAGTAACCACCAGCCGTAGTTGATGATAAATCAAATCCTTGCGAATTAGCGCCTGAGATTGTATCAGTTGATGAGTTGTGTAATTGAATCTTAGTTGCTGGAGATTGTCCATCGAAACCACCTTGGAATGCTAATGTGAATTGTCTCTTAACCATATCAGATGAATCAGAACCACTCATTACATAAGAAAGTTGCGAATCAAATCCGAAGTCCACATTCGCACCAACTTTATCAGTTGGTAGAGGTTTTAGATAATTAGCGTTATCATATTTAACTCCAACAGTTTCAAAATCAAAACCAGCATAGTAAATCGGAGAACCTGCGGTATTTACAACCGAACCAGTTTGATAAACCACAGCAGGTACTAATGATGCATCATTTGCAGTTGTTTCAATTGGGTTTGTGTAAGCTCCATGTCCGAATGGTGCAGCTGATACAGGGTAAGAACCTTGTGCTGCTACTTCAACTCTTACATATTTTGAGTTATTTACCCAATCACCATTTTCGGTAATCTTACCATTTGAATCGATAGTTAAGTATCTATCACCAATTCTTCTTGCGATAAAGTTAGGTGATGCTGGGTCTAAGTTTACATTACTAAATGTTTCTAATACAACAGGTCTCTTATCAGTATCAGAGAATGAACGGATACTTACACTAAATACTGAGTAATCAGTTCCACCATCTTCACCAGCTGCTTTCACACCTGAGATAGAAACTTTAAATCTAGTGTTTTCGTTTGTACCATGTCCTAAAGTATGGAAACGGAATAAATCACTTCTTACACCAGAAATCAATTGTGATTTCACATATGGTGTAGTTGCTGATTGTGCTTCAGTAGTAAATTCTTGCGTTGGAAGTGCGATAGCTGTACTACCACTAGCCATTTCAAAACTTATACCATCAACTACGTTTTTAAAGTAAGTGTAAACATATGCATCATTCGAACCCAATGGATTAGAACCGAATACATCAGTTACATCATTACCAGCTGATGATAAAAGAGAAGAAGATACCTCACCAATACCACTACCACTAACCACAAATGAACCAGATGTAGTTAATGATGGAGTTACAGTAAAAGGACCGAATCCTACTTCATCATCACCATTTACAGATGAGTGAAGAGTTGCAACTATTTTTTCAGTACCATCAGAACCACTAGCTACTAAACCAATTGGTGTAGCTTGTGAGTAACCAGCATCATCACCAGTTTTACCCAAAACTCTTACAATTGTTGCTGTTCCAGCTTCTCTAAGATAGTTTTGTACTGCATATTCAGTATAGTACGTCCCATCAGGAGTACCAAATTTATCCTCAAATTCAGATTGTGTTCTAACAATCGTTGGAACGAACGCTGGTCCTTGTTTGAAAGGTCCTACAAACGCTGCTCCTATTTCTCCTACTCCCTGTGCTAAGAATGAAAGGTCATTTTCTCTCGTAAATACACCAGGTGATACAATTCTTTCTGCCATAATTATTTATTCTCCAATAAGTTTATTTTGATAACAAAATCAAATACATCTATAAATATAAGGAAAATCCCCAAAAGATAAATTTGACTTTTTTAAAATCCGTATATATTATGCGTTTTGTAAATAATCAGAACCAAATACTTTACTTAATTCAGCTCTTAATAGAGGATAAGCAAAATCATAGATAGATGAGCCTGTAATTGCATTTGTTGTAATTACATCTGCATTGTATTCTTCACTACCACTTACTGTTATCGTATCATACTGCCAAGATGATTGAGTAATTTCTTGACCAGGATTTTCTGGGTCTGGAATCATCTGGTCCACAGATTCAGATACAGTCTCTACTCTCAAAAACTCTCTACTTCTTACTTGTGATTCAGTTAAGTGAAATACATAATGTTCAGGAATCTCATAATTTTTAGCTTCCCATTCTTCAGTCAACATTGCTGGAGAATGCTCATCGAATAAATCTTGTGAAGCACTTGCAGCTTCATGTTCGTTCATATACATTTTAGGATATACTCTTAAAAATCCATTTTGCTTTCTGAATTCGAAAGATTCAATCCTTACATATCCTTCCGATGTGATACCTCTACTTGTACCAATTTGTTTTGTAATTTCTAAAGCCATTTTTTATTTTCCTTAGTTTGTGTTTATAAATATAACTATATTAGTGAAAAGGTTAACCTTTATCAATTAATTGTTTCACTAAGTTTTTCAATTCTTCAATTTCGTTTTGTTGTTTCTCAATAATACCTTCCAATTCTTTCACTTTAGAATTGTTCCAACTTACAATCTTATTCTGGTCTTTGATACCTTCAATTACCAACGGAACTAATCTATCGTACTTAACAGTTAAGTATTCTTCACCAGAAGTAGAGTATAGATTTCCATTTTCATCATAATCAGAATCAAATGGTGCTAAGTGAACTACCTCAGGCATCACATCT